AGGCAATCTGCGGCGCAAACTTCAACAGCTCGGCGCCCTTCATAAAAGCGCCACCAGCTAGAAGTTGCGGGAACTCCTGCAGGATTTCAGACGCAACATTGAAAGCAGTGAACTTTGGATGATCAACTGCAAACTGACCAATGTAGGCAGCCACATCTTGCCAAGAGCCAGAATCTTTTATGGCTTTAAGGCCATTGTAAAACCGAGATGTTTCGTCATCAATTTCCCACGGCCTTGTTTTGTCAGCGTATGCGCTTAATTCTTGGGCTTTTTGATTCAACCAAGTGTTTTTAAAGCCCATCATATTAACAACGCCGTTAACGTTATTAACGAATTGCGATGCTGAATCTGTTGCAACACCAAAAACAGCATCTCCAGTATGGGTGAGTGTGCCGTCAGATTTGAACAGCACTTTGGGATCAATACCAGCTTCCAACGCTATATCTATAGCCAATGTTGCTGGACTCCAAGCGGTAGTGGGATCCAAATATTTATAACGACTAATAATTGATGCCGTGTCAGATAGATCTAAATCTTCGCCATAATTTGCTTTGTAAATATTTTTGAAATCTTCAAAAGAAGAGCGTTTTAACCCGCTATCAAGACGGACAAACTCACCGTTGTCGTAGATGTACTTAACGCCACTGTTCGGGTCTGTAATGATGTCAGACGGGGCAAAGTAGGTAAGCTTGCCGCCACCGTAAGAGTCACCGAACGATGTGGTCTTTCCAATGACTCCACCGACCCCAGTGTCGTAGTAGGTTGTGCCCGGAGTGGCGGTAGAGGTGCTGGTCTTGGAAGCAAAGTCCAAACCAGTCATCTGCTGGATCTGCCCACCAACATACTTAAGGCCAGAACTTAAAAGGGAGTTGCCAAAGGCGCTTATTGGGTCTTGCCCTTTTAGAAGGGCGTCTTGCGCGGCTTTGATACCAGCATCAACGGCGGCCGTTGTTCTGGAGTCCATTGCCGACGAGTCAATACCAAGCTGTTTCTTGATGTCATTTGCACTTAACGAACCCGAACCAGTCAATGAGCTAATAACTGAACCAAGCTCGCCCCTAACCAGCGAGAACCCGGCATTCGTTATGATGCGCTGAATTGCAGAAGCCGGATCTTGTCCGGCAGCAATTGCTTCCGTTACATCCCCAAAAGCATTGGCAATCTTATTTTTGTCTGATTCGCTCAAAGAGCCGAGAGAGACCCCGCCAATGCCCGGTATAACATCGGCCCCCTCTTCAAGCAGTTTTTTCGGGCTCCACTTACCTAGGACATCTTTAGCAACATCCGAGGCAATAGAGCCAATTCCGGCAAGGGCACCCTCTTTGAGAGATGCCCCAATATCCCCAGTTGAGACAAAATTTACTGCAGTATTGGCTATTGATGCAAAGAGAGCATCTTTGGTGCTCTTAGAAAGGCTGTTGATAAACGAAGAATCACTAAAGTATTTATTCAAATACCCGGGGATGGCAGCGCTTGCGCCTCCGGTAATAATGCCTTGCAGAACATTTTGATCATTTACAATTGCTTTAACACCACCAATAACAGCGCCACCAATAGCTGCATTTGTTATTGCTTGGGCGGCAGTGGCGGTGCCAACTGATGTTCCGGTGATTGCGGCACCAATGTACGGAGCAGCATAGGGGGCAGCAACTGTTAATATTAGATTAAACGGGTTGCTAAAAATGCTTTTAACCATCCCGCCAACAAATTTAAAAAACCCACCTCCACCCGTAGGGGTAAAGGTAGTGTAAGTGCTTTGATATTGCGGAACGCCGGCATTTGGGCCAGAGTTGGGCACAAAGAACACAACATTTGCGCCGCCCTTTTCATAGCCCTGAACCGTTTTTTGGTAAAAGTCTCCATTGGCGTTGCTAGAAACTTTTTTTGCGCCAGAAAAATAACCAGCGGGATTGTCTTTGGCTTTTTGCGCCCAATTGGCGTTATTTAAAATTTCTTTCAGGTGGTTTGAATTGCTTGTTGCGGCAGCCAAAGCTGGTGTTGCTTTATATGTTTTGGTGGCTGGATCATAAGCATCCGCCAAAAGCGAGGCCCTGAAAATGCCGCCCCCATAAATGCTTGTTTTTCCTTCCTGTCTATCAAACAGAGGCAAACCCAAAGATAGGGCAGTTTCAATGCCATTGCCTAACCGGCTCGTGGCAGACGTAAAAACTTTTTTTGTGTTTTCCGAAAGTGCATCATATTCGGCAGCAACGTTATATTTGTCAACATCTAATTGAAGAGAGTTGATTTTATTTTGAGCAGAATTTATTTCTGCCATAGTGGCATCATACTCTCTGCCAATTGGCGTTCTGCTATCAACATTGCCATCATCAATGGCGCCAGTTGCATATGCTTGTTGTTCTAATGCCCTAGCCTTGCTATTTAATGATTGTAAATTTAATTTAAGGTCATCATATTCAGCTTTTTGCGGCGCAAACTCTGTTAACGCATTTTTGTATGTCTGATAATTGGACGAGACAATAGGAAGCGGTTTGGTTAGCGGTGCCGCACCATTTTTAATACCTTCATTGTAAGAAGACTTGATAAGTTCAAGTTTCTGGCTTTCGTTAAGATTAAGACCCTCAAACTGTTTGGCAACATCGGGGTTGCTTAGTGATTGACGAAATGCAGCATTTACCTCTTCATCGGTAAGAGGAACTTGATACTTTGAAGTTTTGTTTTGATAGCCGGGGATGTTTTGTTGGTCGGAACTACCCAAATCGGTATATCTAGAGCCAAGAAGTTCATTAGCTTCTAGTTCATTTGATCTTTTTTCAATTGAAACAAGTTTTTTAATATCATTGTCAGAAAGACCGGCCTTCTTTGCCTCATATTGAAGAATTGCAATTTCTTGATCTTGGTAGTTTCTGAGGTCCGCTTCTTCTTGCTGCTCATATGAAGTTATATGCGAATCAATTTGTTGACCGGCTTCAACATAAGGTTGATATTGAGTATTAAGCTTGATTAGCTGTTGGTTGAGATTGTTATATTGATTTTGTGCTTCTTGAGTAAATTTTGGATATACAGTGTCACTGTCCGAATCATTCAAACCATAGGTGGAAACTATTGTGCCAATTTGCTGCTGCAAATCATTGTATTGCTGTTGATATGGCGCAAGAATGGCTTGTGTTGCGTCATATCCACGAGCAAGCGTAGTAATGTCCGCGCCGCTATCTTTTGCGGCATTCATTTGTGCAATCAAATTTTCAATTGTGTCAGCCATTAGTTCACACTCGGATTCATTGCACCAAGAAGGGCGGTTGCCCAGTCTTCCCACTTCTCGTATTGAGAAGGGTTCGGAACAGCCTCATTGGTAAAGATGTCGATGGCCAAAAGACCTTGCCCCCACAGCTTCCAATCGGTTCGGCTGTCAGGAATCTCTAGCTGTTGTGCGGCATACTGTTCGCCCATAAGGCACGCCCACGACTCAAACGTGTGGTAGCGCGGGTCATAGACAAGTTGTTGAATAGGTGTGTTCATGATCAATACGGACGAACATCGCCAAGATCAGCGTTAATGATGATGCGACCCAACTGATAGTCGCCGCCCTGTACGTTTGAGACAAACCTAAGTCTCAGCTCACGGCGCTGCTCGCGCATGTCAATTTTATGCGTATCGGGCAAAAAGGTATATGGATCAGACTCTTTATCATCTGCCTGAGCAAACGGACGGCCGGTCACAATCAAATCCATTGGGCCGCTTTGCAAGAAGTCAGGCTCTACCCGCTCAACCCGCAGCCAGTAGTTGTCAGCCACCTGAGAGGGCTGCGCAGGACCGCCAGACACCCAGCCAAGATCGTTGGTCTCAAAGTAAGACTCAATCGCCAACGCCTGATTGCCCTTAACGGCGTCCGTGCCAATCTCATGCTGGTACAAAGACACAAAGGTCTTCACCGAAGTTAGCGTCATGGTAAACCCAGCGCCGCCCGGGATGCTTGCAGACAGTACATTCCCCGTCACATAGTCAACCCCATACCCGGTAATGGTTACGGACGTAACAGCGCCACCACTTACCACAATTGTGGCAGTCGCTCCGGTACCAGCTCCGCCCGTCAAAACTTTGTTTAGGTAGGTGCCATTGGTGTAGCCAGATCCGGCGGTAAAGGTAAATAGGTCCAGCCCACCCGTGGCGTTCGGAGTCCAATCTGCGTTGATTGGATAGTGGAAGACCTGCGAGAAGTACCCATCCGATCTGCGGGCGCCCATAGCCTGACCGGCGTCATACCAGCAGTTTTCGCGGATGTTGTAGACGACCGCGTCCGTACACTCGGTTGCGTTGCCGCGGGGGTAGAACCACCAAATCTCACCGTAACGCGGGACCTTGGTAACCCATACTTTCTGACGCTGTGCGTAGTTTAGGTTATCAAAGAAGTAGTTTTGATTGAAAGAATTTGGGATCTCTTTGACGGCGCCGTTGTATAGCAAAAATCTATCAACACCGCACCAGTAATAAACCCCGTCATACTCAATCACTGACTGAGACGACATGATTGAGGACTGGCTAGAGATGATGTCGTAGCGCCAGTATTGGGCTGGATTGCCAACACCACCCACAAAACTCACGCGGATAAGGCTATCGAGGCTCCAAAACAGCCCAGACGGAGCGTTAGAGCCACCTCTGACGGGTAGCCCTTGGACGATCTTGCCGGTGGCCACGTTGACCGTGTTGGCGTCAGCAGATACCCAATCTTGAAGATTGCCGGCGGAACAGTTGCGAATCAGGCCGTCGTTCCCATACACAAACACATACGGGTGCAGAGACACAACACCGCCAGATACGGAAACCTCATTGTCAAACTGAACGCTTACAGGGCCATTGGAGGTTGCGTTCTGGTCAAAGGTAACGGTGCCGCTGACGTTAGAGACAACCCGTGTACCCGAGGGGAATGCGGTGCTGATAACCAGCTGACCGGCACCAATCAAAGGATTGGCGGCTGCCAGCGTACCCGTAGGAGATCCGATCGCTGTCGTAACGGTGTCCGTTACGATTCCAATCGGAGACAGACTATTACCGGTCAATTGACCGCCCAGCACGGGCGTATTTGCATCGCTATCTGTCAGCGCAAGGTTCTGCCCCGGATGAGCTAGCAGCTGATTGTTTCCAGATCCGCTAACATCAGTGAACGTATCAAACTGCCACAGATTATTGTCGTTTGGCGTAAACCCAGATAGGCTCAGGTTTGACACGCCAGTGCCAACCCCGTTAGCGTCGATTGGAAGCTTCTGCAAGCCGTTTTTATAGCCACTGAATACGTTGGTAAACCCGTTCTGGGGGTTAACGTACAGTCCGCGAGACGGACCAGCAAGGATGTTTGTAATCTCTTGATAGCCGCCCATCTTCCGCGGACGACCACGTTGGAAACGCATCCAACGCCCATCGGTGTAGAAGTTCTTATCAAAGAACGTACCATCCCGCTGAACGCCAGCAACAGAATCAAGAGCAAAAACCTTCTTTGTCATTAGAAGGTTCCACCAGAGATGCCCGACGTGAAGGTGCCAGTCCCATCAATAGCAAGCCCGGTGGAGTCAAGAATGGCCCTGTTGGTACCAAGGATGGATAGACCAAACTGCCCAGCGCCGGGCCTATAGATGCCCGTTGTGGACTCATTGAGAAAATTTAATGACGGAGACGCAGCAGAACCATTCAAAAGATTGATGTTGGTAGCACCAACCTGAATGGTATTTGCATTAAAAAAGTTTACGCCGTCACAAATCAGAGTAACCTGATTGCCGGCCGGGATAACTACCGAAGCACCGCCCACAGCGCCGGTGGTAATCGTAAACGTGTACCCATTGGCGGCTGTTTGGTTTGAGATCACATACAGGTTGACAACCTGCGGATACACGGCGGTTACGTTACCGCTCAAAGATCCCGTGTACTGCTGAATGGTGTTTGAAATCTCTTGAGTGGTTAGGTTGTAGGTGCCAGACGTAACCGGCTTAACAAGAGCGGTAAACCCAAACAAGGTTGACTGACCATAGCCTACGGTCACATAGCCCAATCCAGTAGAAATCAAAAATGCTGATTCATTGGGGGCAAAGTTCACAGAACTTACGCCATCAATCAAATCTCCACCCGTAACAGAAACAGTTACCGTGCCGGTCCCGTTGTTTTTGAATAAGGTAAACCAGTTATCCCCAACAACTGCAGCGGAAGGCAAATATACGGTTCCAGATCCGCTTGACCAAACAACCGTTTGAGCGCGTTGAGATGCCGAAAAGGTTGATCCGGCACCGATACCAGACAACGGGTGGCTTTGATTGAGGGTTGCCCCAGATGCCACCAGACCCAATCCAGCCAACGCATTAGCATCAGGGCTAGAAGTGCCCACACCGAAAGCAATCACGCCCCACACACCGACCGTTGTGGAGGTGCTGGTCAAGTAGATGTACTTGGCTTCACCCGGCGCAATCGAAACAATCGTACCGGCAAAGCCGTAAGTCTTAACAGTAAAGGTGTACGCGCCGCTGTTTAGGATTAAAGCATCTTGGCCAACAGACACCTGATTGCCCGGCGGCATGGCCAAAGACAAATTACTCGCGCTCGGGGTGACTTGCATGATCCGCGCGGCAAAGTTATCCGTAGCGTTACCATTGATTGGCCACTCAAGCTGCGTATTAGCCGTCAGAGAGATACTGCGGTACGAAACATCAACCGGCTGGATGACGTTTCCCGTGAACGGACTGTTGTAACTCATGATGCATCCCTCACAATGGCTTGACGATCGCCAATACGAGCGACGTTCTCAAGCTTGAGCATTTCAATAGCTTGTTGGTACATGGCCTGCCAGAGTTGCACACGCTCATCGTTCTTCAGGAACGGCATGGCTTGCAGGAGCGATCCATAGAGCATGGCCTGCGGTGCATACTCGGTAAACCAGTTAGTCTGGTTCGCAGAACTCAACGGCGGCACGCGCTGGTAGTACAGAACCTCAAAGGTGTAGTTAGTGTTCGGAGTCGGAGCTACCAACCAATGGGTGTAGTCATAGTCGCTGTAGTACAGCGGGATCCCAGTTTGTGCCGGGTCCGGCCAATACTCCCGAAGGTACTCATAGTCACGCAGCAGAACAGGTTGACGCTGACCGTCAATCGTGATGTTCATGGAGACCGTCTTGCGCCACCGTGCGGGCTTATCAAGAATGTCTTGGTTGGCTACCATGTTGCTCTGGACAACATTCAGGTTGCCAAGAAACTTCAGGTCCGTAGCAATGATCTGCTCGGCCAGCATGATAAAGGTCGGAATCTTTTGGAGCGTTGCGGCGTCAGTACGCTCGAGGTATGACGAGATGTCAGCGACCAAAGAATCGTAGGTTTGAACAGCCGCTACCGTCATATTGAATACCTTTTATTTAAGACTGATAAAGCGCCGCTTCATCTTTCCGCCTTTTTACTAATCCCGGCAATACTTTACCACCGGCTTTGCAATATTTCATCAAAGATGATACAGCACCCTCTTTATCACCTCTATTGGTCTTCATTCTCACAGAACTTCGCTGTAAACAGCCTAGCCCCAGATTAAATGAAAATGAAACAAGTGCGTCAAATTGGCCTTGAGTAAGAGGAACAGGGCACAGTCTAGAAACACCACGCTCAAACCTATCAAGGTCGGCCGCAAGAATCGCATCGACTTCCTCCCGTGTGAAAGTTCTATTCCACTCCGGCGGCAAAGACTTACCATCGCCG